ACCTGTGCCTTCCTCAAACCCTACAATATTTAAGTCCACGGTCATCACAGGTTTCCATTTCATCCAGAAACTGCTTCGTTTACACTCGTAGGGTGCATCCACACTCTTGATCATGATGCCTTCGTAACCTTCTACCACAGCATCATTGGCGAAACGGCGCATGACATCTTGTCCTTCGGCGGCGTCCAGATCTACATCCATGCCAGGCATGATTCGGAGATTTGGTTCGGCTTCGATCTCTTGTCGGTTGATCTCCAACATCTCAGTGCGTTTATGTTGTTGTGCATTCCAGAATCCACGCTCAAAGTCTGCCAGGGGAATCACATCAAACACATAGTAAGTCATGTCCTTGGTTTTGACATCACTCTTGCGTTGCGCCTGTTTCATCAAGGCCTGAAAGCTCTCACCCACAATCTCGCCATCCAGCACAAACGGACCTTTGGTCTCAAGACTGATGCGATGTTTGATTCGGTTCAGTTGTTCTTGGATATCGGGAAAGTTTTCAAAGATTTTGCCGTTGCGACTGTACAAGGTCACACGATTTTTGGTGCACAAGGCCAACACACGCACACCATCCAGCTTGCACTCGATACGTTTGATGCCTTTCATTTTGTTGGCGTGATCATTGCTGTCTGTGGCCAACTGACAGGTGAACACTGGAATTTTCCATTCGGTCTTGCCCAGGATCTTGTTTAGTGTTTTTTCGCTGATGCCACATCGTAAGTCTTTGATGATGACCCTGCGGCACAGACCATTCCACTCTTCGCTATCAAACTGCTCGCTCATGGTCAGGATGGCATCACGGGCATCGTGCCCTGTGACACTTCGGGTTCTCAAACTTTCTAATAAGCCCCAAAATGCCGGCCAAGGATTGGGTCTGTCTACCAACCCTTCTGTCTCTGGCACCTGACGCACACCAAACACATGGAAGGGGTTGTAGGCTTCATAGCAGTTGAACAAAAAGCATTGAGCATTGGCACTGCCCAGCTTGGCAGCCATGAGTGCCTTTTCAATGACCTTTTCTTTGTGTATTCTGCTGTCTGAACTTTCGAGATCTCGGATCCAGTCTGCGGCCAACTTTAGTCCTTCAAACTTGACATCTTGCATGTCTAACATTATTTACTAGCTCCCAGTCTAAACAAATCTAGATAGATTAGTTGGCTTGCAAAGTATATTGACCAATCACTGCACCTGGTTTTTTCAAGGCTTCGGCTCGGCGTGCTTTGTATTCCTCGTTGTCAACTTGGACCAGGCCAATGTTTTGGGTAGTTCCATCTGGATTAACCACACTGACTGTGTCAGACTTTTTGTCTGTGGCTGGAGCTCGGTTTTGTTCTTTGGTGATGTCATCCAGTTCGCGGAAAGCTTCTGGCGCACGAGCTGCGGCATCCTTGGCTGACTTGAGTACATTCTTATCACCCAAGGGCAAGGCCACCAACACATAGGTACGGATACGATTGCCTTCGCTGACGTGTTTCATTTCCACGGTTTCTACACCAGTGATGTCCACATCTGGACACATGCTACGTAGAGCCATTTCACTTTGATCTGTGCTGGCATCGCCACTGTCGCTTCTAAACATCTTGACCTGGCTACGCACTTTGCCGCCAGCGGCTGTACATATCTTGGCATAGGCCATGGTCTTGGCCTTGATGTCTGCGAAGCCAAAGTCTGGGCTTGTAGCTGTACCATTTTCAAAAATATATCCTGCAGCCTTGGGCAACTTGCTCATCCAAGTCGGAGCCTCTTTGATAGCCGATGCCATCTGTGCAGTTTGCAAACTGTTTTGATTGCTGTATTGGGCACTGTAATTAGTACCACTGGTACCACATGCACTCACAACTGCCGCAGTGGCCAATACGATTGCTAGTTTTTTCATTTTGCTACCTCTTTCAAGTTTTATAACTGTTACAGTTTAACATAAATCTTACCATTTGTCAACTACATTCCAATCTGGACCGTGCGAACGACAAATAATGCCCTGGCGTTGTAACAGATCTCCGCCACGAATCTCGGGTTCAACAAACCAACGGCATTGCGTACCACGATAGTTGAAAGTTTTTGGAAAGTTTGGATGCGGTCTTACTTCACTTTCGCGTACCTGATCACCAATTCGAACCTGTCGTACCTGAATCCCTGGCCGATCAGTACAAACCATGTTTTGTTCTATGGTCATTCGGCCACCGTCGGCACGACTAAGAATCTGGGCACGACCTTGATCCATGGCACCTCGACAAAGATCTGCGTCACTGAGTGACCGTGGTCCTACGCTTTCGCCTTCGGCTGTGATCCAGGCACCATCGACCTGTGCCCTAAAAGTAACAATACACTTGTTTTGTGTAGCGGAAATAGGAACCACCATGGGTTGTACATCGGCTATGCTGGTGATCTTCACAGCAGTTTGGTTAGTCATAGCCGAACGCACATAGCACTCGGCCTGAGCTGTCACAGGTAAGCCCAGGGCCAACACTATCGCTGTAGTGCGGAACATGATGCTCTCAATGACCAGATATTGTTTTTCAACTTGCTGTAGTATCTACGGTCTTCTAGGGTTATAGGATTGGACTTAAAATAGGCATGATAGGCATCAATGCGAGTCTGCAGATAATCCACCTGTGATCTTGCCTGGCCACAATCAGACTTGAACCCTATCATGTCAGATCGATCAAACGATGACTGTGCGGGTTGCGTGGCACAGCCAGTAAACAAAATCACGGTGCAGTAAAATAAGAATCGCATAATTGCTCGACCTCTTTTTGTTGATGACGGTATTCACGTTTCAACCAATATTTGTACATGCGGAAATAAGTTGCGGCATCACAGGTAGGAAATCCATAACTATTGGCTTCATCCTTGTGATCCATGTATATGCGTTGCAACCAAATTTGGAATGGGCTATCTGATCGTTTCATAGGGTTCACCATGATGAGTTGTAAAAAACACGCAGGCCCAAGAAAAGATCCGCACGGGCCTGGCGACAAAATTCCAGGTCTTGTTCGCGATAGTAATCACTAGAATTGTCGCCAAAAAAGAATCCTTGAGTCTCTGGCAACATTCCATCCAGGATATCCTGTTCTAATTGGTCAATGTCCTCACGGAACAGTTCTAGTTCTATGCCGTTGAATATCTGATCACGATGTTGTAGACCCGGTTTTTGACGGCTGTGCCACAACTGTTCCATCCAACCATGTAGATGAGGATGTTTACGCCAGTATGCTATTTCCACTGGGCGACTTACAAGTGGATTCACAAATTCATTGAGATCTTTGTCCAACTCGGCACCAGCCCACCATTCTGCACTTTGGCCTGCACGGCCGGCGGTATAAGCATACATGTCCAGACCCATTACCGCATCTCCATTATGCGTTTAATTGCGGCTGTGGCTTCTGGAAAGCCTTGGCGCTCACGGCTTGACACCACAGCTTCAATCAGTTCCATCTGTGTTTCATGCAAGCCGCCAACAAAGGTCATGATCTGGTCACGGGTCAAGGTCATTTTGATATTGCCCATGATCTGACGTTTGCGATTGGCACTTGGCTGTTCTTCATAATCATCTTCAAACACGGTTCTTCTCCTGTTCAATGTGTTTCAGCAGGTCTGCAATAAATCTCTTGGCCAATTCGCTCCAGATAGCACTATCTATGATATGGAATCCAGCTTGTCTGGCAATCTCGCGAATCTGCTGTTCGGTCACACTGTTTCCTCATCGCAGTCTCTGGCAAAGATACGGGCTACATCTTCGTAGGTGACATAGTCTTTGAAGTAGATATAAGTGTCTTCGACGCTACGACCACGAGCCTGCCAGGACATGATTTCGATTTCAATGTCTTTGTAGAATCCCATTATTGCATCTCCCCAGCATAGCGACTGTGCATACGGCCAAGAAATTCTGCATCAGCATCAGCGCACCATTCGGCGTATTCCATTGGGTCGACGACTTCTGGTTCATCATCGATGACCCAACCGGCGGCACGCAATTCTGCACGGCCTGATTCGGTCTTCTTCATGGCATCCAATGCGTCATGGATACCGTTGATCTGGGCTACCAAGTAGTCACGATCACGCCACTGCTCAGGTGTGGCACCACGTGGACGCCAACCGTGGAAGTCCTTGTGGAAGTCGCTGTAATAGCTCTGTAATTCATCTACTGATAAATCTGCAAAATCGCTGTGTGCCATGCCTTGCTCCTTTATTGTTTATAATACTATTATAACAAATGGGCCTTTTCTGGTCAATCCCAGGACTTTTTGTCGCCATACTGCTCGTTGTAGTCGTAGCCGGCTAGATATTCTTCAATTTCGGCTTCGTTAAGATCGGTGATTTTTTCACCGCGACCAGTGCCATGGGGCCACCAGTGTGGTTCTTTCCAACGACCGTAGTACGAATCTGCACTTCCACGATCCCACAGGCCACCGTGACGCTCACGATCAAACTGTGGACCACGCAGGGCCTGGACGATTTTTTCTTGTTCTGATTTGTCTAATATACCTAAATACATATCTGCTCCTAATTTCTAACTATACATACATTATAACCGATTTGTCATTATTGGTCAACCATTGTCCCGGACTTAGGATTTACGGTTAGTACGCACTAACCTACCCTGGTTGGCGCCGGGTCGGAGATATGACTATATGTTACAGGCCGCAAAAAAACGGTCCTGATCGAATCTCTGATTTGCTTCTTTACAGGCCGACGCCACTGCAACTGCGGCCTGCAATCTGGAATGAGGATCCATGATCGAGTTGATGTATTTGGCGAGTAGTTCGAAATGTTTCTTGGACATACTGTGGCTCCTTTTGATTAACTATACTGCTATTGTACAAAAAGGAGAGTTTTTGGTCAACCACCAAAGTTAGTGAGCACTAACCTTTATTTCCTGGGCTCCAACTGCACGGCCATCACAGCTTGACAACGGGTGCGGATTTGCTGTTTCTTTTGTTGATATCTCACATGCAATCTATCCTGGGTGGCCAAGCAGTTGCCATGATTTTGGTATCCACCCCAGATTTCAAACTCTGGACTGGTTACAGATAAATGCACGATCAGGATCCATTCTATCATGAAAAATACTTATAAAAAAACCCTGCACAGAGCAGGGTTCTTTTGAAACACACCATGTTTACTTCTTGGCGTCTTTCTTTTCGTCTTTCTTGGCTTCTGCTGGTTTGGCAGCAGCTGGCTTTGCTTCTTCTTTCTTTGCTGGAGCTGGTTGAGCGGCTACAGATAATGCAAATGCGGATGCTACGATTGCTAATAATGCTTTCATGGTATTTCCTTTCGAAAGTTTGAAATTTGCACTGTTTTACGGTGCTATATATTTAACGCCTTTGCAGTGGATTGGGTTGATTTTTTTGGGCAAATTCAACTATGTTACAACTATATTGGCTGCTTGTGAAGATGTATAGGTAGCCGGGATCAAGTTGGCCTGTACCGGGGGTGGCACTTGAGCCGAAGGTATTACAGAATTGGTTTGTACTCCGGCTGCAGATAATGCCTGTTGATTTTTGGCTTGTCTTAGGCCCGCTATAATAGATTGACCTGCCAGTGTGTTTTTATCGGCCACAGCCTGTAAAAAAGAAACCACCTGCCCTGTAGCAGTGTCTAGACCGTAACTTGGCAAACTGAATACCAATCCATACACAGAATTTTTACTATTGCCAACTAGATCTGAAAATATCAGATTAGCATTGGCCTGTTGTTGTTGTTCCAGTACCAGTTGATTGGACATAGCAGTCCAGTCTTGATTCAGAGTGCTGACCTGTGTAGGATAAGCAATTATCACGTTAGATATCTCGGACTGAGCGCCTGGAATTAAAGCATTACCAAATGCCACATCTGCGTTGGCGTAGGTGTTGGCATAAGGGCCAGTGGGGATGATCACCGGTCCGGTTACCGGATCACCGTAGTCTCCATTTACAACACCGGACATGGTAGTATAAGTGGAGGTCAATGATACCAAATTCATGGTGCCAAATGTGGTCACTGTGTTGGATAGCGCAGAAGTATGAACTATACCGGCTGCGGTGCCTAGCATGTCATCTAACAACACTGTGCCGTTGTCACCAGAGCCGCCGCCTTGGCTGATAAACACATTGGCCACGTTACTGGGTACAGGACTGGTTAAATCGGTAACCAATCCAAGATTATTTGTTGTTTGCAAATTTGTCACAGTGTTGGCCAGCACTGGCAAAGTCATATTGGTTATACCAGCTATGGTCTGTAAACTTGTAGCCAGAGCTTTAGCTGCCAAGGCCTGATCTGCTGGCACTATCTGGCTGAGTCTATCGTAGGCTATCATACCAAGGTGCTGATCACATAAGGTGGCAATTCGGTGACCAGTTGTTGATTCACTGATCCACTAGCATTTACATAAATGGCTCGGGGTCCATATTGTGTGGGTGCAGTGAGGCTTTGGAAGCTCAGCGGAAATAATTTCACAGGATTTAATAAATCAGCCATAGTCTCGATGCCTGTAGTTGTTACCTGCAATACAGATAAAATTTGTTCCAGATCTGTGCCGCGGATCTGGGTCATGGCCTGGAACATGAGACGTTGGGCACTGTCACTCACACTGGCAGTGGGATTGGTCAGATTTAAAATAACATCCTCTGGAACTCCAGCAACTACAAACGCCACAGACAATACAGGAACGGTACCACTGACTGCGTACAACTGTTGTACCAGGGCCAAGGGACTTCCAAAATTGTCTAAATTTTGTAAATTAATCAATCGACCAAGATTGGCCAGATCTTGTCCAAATGCCGGAGTGGCCAGGTTCACATTGGTTATGCCGCCGGTGATCATACTGGTCATATTGGTAAAAGTGTCGCTGAGATAGGTCTGACTGTTCACAGCACTGTTTACAAACAAATTGGTTTGACTGATATAGCCCTGACTGATAGACAAGGACTGGCAAAATTTGCTTAGATCACCGTTGCCCATGTAGGTATTGGCAGTGGTAGACAACAGTCCGGAAAAACCGGCTGGCATGGTAGACACGGTCAGGGTGGCATAGCCACTGGGCACAGAATCACTGAGCGCAGCACAGGAGTTGGAGGCCAGAGTTTGCAAGGCGGCAATGGTAGAGTTTGCAAGTATGTTTGCACTGCCAGATTCAATAGTGTTTAGAAAGGGATCAATTAGAGCGGTAGAGTCATAGGCAACAATGGCCGCTGTCAATGCTGTGTTGGCCGCCAGTCCCTGATTCTGTAACAATCCTGCAGCCGAGTTGAGTTGTAAAGGCGTCAGCGACATGTCTATCCTATTGATACATCTGGGCTGCCACCTACACGCACATGTCCGCATGAATCAACATCAGTTGTAACCAAGACTGGCCGTCCGTTGACAAACACTGTAGTGTTTTTTGATGACTGTGTTTGTGCGGCGCGATGTATCTGGGTTCCTTTGCCGTACGGCGGATGGGAAGTGACCGTGGTGTTGGGAATCGCTATTGCCTTGCCATTGACCAGCACAGAAGAATCACCTTGTGTAATTTCTCCTCCGGCACTGTCCTTATCACCCACACGTTGCACTGCTGGCATGGCTATCCCATTAAAATTTTGCTGTTTCTCACTGGTTTAATACCAGTTGTGGCTTCGGTATAGCTGTCCTGTACTTCATCTCTGCTGACAGCCATCAGGCTCACCTGTGATTTATTTATAGTCACGGATTTGTCAGGATTTGCAGTAAACAAGGCAAAAATCATTTGTATGCCTTCACGGCCAGGAACCACGGTCAGTGGGCGGCTGATGGTGTATGTTGCATCATCTTCTGCGGTGATTTTTGCCACCAGTTCGTCACCGTTGGCGATTTTCATTGTGTAAACCTGATCTAATTCTACTTTCATGTTATCCTTGTAAATGTTTGCGTAATTCGGTAAACCCGCCAATCAACTGCTCGTCTAAAAATATCTGCGGTACCGTGCGGGCATTAGGTACTGCTTCTAAAAGTTGCTCACGTGTCCAATCTGTGCTGATGTTGCGTTCTTCAAACTCAATGCCTTTTAGATTGAGTAAATTTTTGGCTTGATCGCAAAACGGACAGGCGTTTTTGCTCCAGACTACTGCTTTCATATTTGTCTCCTTGATTGTTATTATAGTTGAGGTAATGCGTGGTAGTCAATGGTATCACTCATTACACCGATCACATAGGATGTGCTTTCCGTTTCCTGTAGAGCCGCCTGTTTCTTATTGGTATCGACGTGCTTGTTGAACCAAGGAATTGGAGTGGTCCTAGGAGCAACACCTTGATACTTGATCCCAATCTCTTTGAGCGCTGCAACCGCGGTATAGTCCACAAAGTCACGCAGGATGTTGGCATTGAGACCAATCACTGGGCCTTTCTTGAACAAGTAATCGGCCCAGGCTTTTTCTTCACGGATCACATCCAGATACATGGCATACACTTCAGCTTCACATTCTGCTTTGGCACGGGCAAAACGGGGATCTTCTTTGACCACCTGATTGATGATCCACGCAGTCCAGTCCTTGTGCAAGATCTCGTCTTGTAGGATTAGTTGTATGATATTGCCGTTGCCGATGAATATGCGATTCTCAACCATGGCCAGGCTGGTGGCAAAGCTGACCATGAAGCGGAAGGCTTCTAAACCATAACTGGCATTGAGTGCCAACCAGATGGCCTTGATGTGTTCGTATTCATCAAACTCTTCCTGCAACTCTTTACGGCAGTTGATCATGTGCAGGCGGTCGTAGTAAAGTCCAATGGTGCTGGCCATTTCAACAATCTCTGCAGTGTCATGGATCTTGTTGAACTCTTCCTTGGGCACGTTGTAAATGTTACGAATAATGTGTGAATAGCTACGGCTGTGGATGTTGGTTTCAAAGAATCCCCAGTTGTACATGAGTGCTTCCAGTTCAGGAATGCTGATCACAGGCGTGAATACCTGTGTAGGGCCACGGCCTTGCAAACTGTCAAGAGCAGTCTGACGTAATAAGTTGCTGGTAAAGATATGACGCACAGTATCGCTGGCTTCTTTGAAATCTCCTGCATCCTTGGTCAGGCTGATTTCTTCTGGCACCCAGAAGAATCCTCGGGCTTCT